ATGAACGAGGACTTGCAAGCAAGAGCAGGGCAAAGACACTTTGGAGGGGTTGCGGGAGGAACGCAACGGTCGAGGATGATGCCGCGGTGGAGCGGCGGAGCGCAAGGCGCACCTCCGGGAACGCTGGCGGTGAACAACGTTCGAGCGAAAGAGCAACTACAAAGCAAAAACACGGCACGAAGCGCAGTCGAAAGTTCAGGAACGAGTCCGCGGTGCGCGTGGCGGAACGAGACGATCCGCGAAAAGATTATCGGACACAGAATGTCCGTCCGAGCCAGCGGTTTCGGCCGTGGAAGGATTTTCCGCGGCGAGAACCGAACGCTGGCGCTGCTCGATCAACCAGCGAGCCAACATGGCGGAAGAGTTTTCCTCGAGCCACTGGTCGAGCAAATCCGCAATCTCCTTGCGGAGATTGGAAGCGTGAGCAAGGCGGGAAAGCTCATAGGACTGCAAGGTAGTGCGGGAAGCGGAGAGAAGAAATTCCCAAGGAGCCTGGGGACGGAATTGAGGCACGTGGCCCTCCTGAAGGCGGGATTGCGGAAATACCGAAGGGACATTAACATCGCAGTAATCAGTGAAGCCAGTACCTTCAGGATTACTAGGCTGTGGAAAAGTGTGGAAAAGAAAGAAAACGTGGCGGGGCTGTGCAGCGGCTGCGCGGGGGATTACGAGGATCCGGATCGAAGCGCGTGGGAAGAGGAGGAAGTGGAGGAGGTAGAGGAAGCAGAGGATTTGAAGGATGTGAAGGAAGGAACAGAGGAAGGAAGTAACGAAGTAAAGAAGTAACGAAGCGATGAAACGGAGATGGGGAGGCTTTTAGCCGGCGGGCAGGTTGGGTGACGCGAATGAGTTAGTCAAAAGCGGCAGCCGGGCTGCCGCACTCCAAAACGGTTGGAGGAAAGATGAGCGGGGGACGGAGGGAAAAACGGAGGGAGGGCAGGCGAGAACACATGCCGACGCAACTGGAGATTGTGCGGCAAGTGATGTTGATGGCGGCGCAGTACGACTCGTGGATGACGCTGGAAGAATTGGCGCGGAAGACGAAGTTTGCGGAGACAAGCATTTCGGCGCAGTTGCGGCATCTGCGGAAAGCAGAGCATGGAGCGTTTGAGGTGGAGAAGCGCAGACGGGCGAGCGATGAGGCGCTGCGGACCAATACGAGGGAAAGAGTGTGGGAGTACCAGGTGAGGGGATGAGGAAGTGGCTAGCGAATGAGAAAAGAATGAGTTCGAGACGCAGTGGTCAAGCCACGATCCCTCCGCTGCGAGCCGCAAAAGACGCGGCTCTCCGGTCGGGATGACAGTTTTTTGGTGGGCGGAGAAGTGGCGGAGGGGACGATGAGCGTGAAGGCGGAAATGGCGTTTGATGTGTGCTGGGAAGTGTACCGCGGGGCGCGGGAGATATTGGAGACGAAGCGCGGCGTGGGGGCGCTGGATTGGCAGCAGGACGCGAAGTACATGTGGCGTCCGGAGCTGCGGCCGAAATTGAGAGATTGGGTGGCGGATTTTGCGTTGGCGGGCCAGGCGGGATTGCAAGGGCCGGAACGGGCATCGCGGATGGTGATGTTCCGTTTGTACTATTTGGGGTTGGCGCCGTACGAGATGGCGCGGCATTTTTTGGGATTGAGCGAGCGGAGCTGGGTGAACTGGTCGGAGGAGATTCGGAAGAGATGCGGGGAGGAGTTGTTGAGGCGAGGATTGTTTCCGCCGAGAAAGTATTTTAATGGGGAGGAGTGAGGCAATAGGGATATCAGATATCAGCGATCAGATATCAGGAGGCAGAAAGGGTTGAGCGGTGAGCAGTCAGAGGGAGGAAGTGAAAGAGTGAAAGAGAAACCCAAGACCCAGGTTCTGAACAGCGAACCCGGGGCACCCGGCAACTCAAGAGGGCAGAGAAGAATGTCGGTGGCGTTTGATCGTAAGAACCCACCCTTCCCGGTAAAGAACACCGGGACGCAGAAAACGCGAATAAACCTAGGGTGGGGCACCCTCAAGATCAATCGGGACGTGGCCTTAGAAAAGGAACCCAAGAACCGACCTGAAGGTCGGCCACTACAAAATCAGGAGAACACATAAAGAAACCCCAAGAGCCGGCGGGATGCCGGCGCTACACAACCGGAGAAACCAAGCAAAGCCAAGATGGCGGCGGTTCCATCGAGTAAGGCTTACATAGAGTGTAGCCACGATCCCTCCACTGCGGCGCGGAAGCGGCGCGCGCCTCCGGTCGGGATGACAGGGTTAGGAAAGGGTGAGGGGGTCGGCGAGGCGGAGGAGGCGGCCGGCTTGGGAGGAGGGGACGCGGGTGTTGGTGGCGAAGCGGTAGAAGTGGTCGAAGCGAGGGCGGGGGGACCATGCGGGGAGAGTGGTTTCGCGCCGGCGAGTGAAATGCTTTTGGAAGCCGTCGAGATTCAGACCGGTGAAAGGATCGCGGGGAGGAACGGGGCAGCGGGCGCAGGGATTGCTGCCCTCGAAGGCGACTTCGCCGATGGTAAAGCGAACGACGCTGCGTTCGTTTTCGCCGAAGAGCTGGTCTTCCCAGAAGGGCGGCAACTTCTCTCCAAGCGCGACCCTTTCCGGGTCGACGTTGATTTCGAGAGTGGTGCGAAAGCGAAGGCGAACGTCGTCGACGGTGAGACCCGTAAACCATTCGGCGACGGCCTGGAGCGAGGCTGCGGAAACGATGGTGGGGCCGTTGGCAATGGTGTCGTCGGGGAAGCCCCCGGGAGAATAGCGAACGATTATCTGTTGCTCGAAGAACACGCTGAACCACTCGGAGGCTTCTTCGTGTTCGGCGGGGAAAGCGAACGTGCGCGGCGGGATTTTGCGGCGATCGGCGGGGACGGAAAGGGTGACGGAACGGAGGTCGGGCGAATAGTTGGCGCGGATGAGATGGACCGCGGGAGTGCGCTTGCCGTTAACCCACTGGCCGTCTACGGAATACAGAGCCCAGGCGCGGTCAAGAGCGAGTCCACCGGAGGGAGAGATGCGGGCTTCGGTGACGGAGACAGGGTCGAGAGACTTGATGGGGTGGAGGCGGATGTTGGCAAGTTTGGGGAGCGGTGTCGGTGAAGGCACAAAAAGATTTTAGCAGATGGTGGAGGGAAGGCAGTAATCAGATATCAGATAACAGATATCGGAAAGCGGTTGGGAGGTTGGGCGGACGTTTTGGCGTTGGGAACCCGAGACAGAACAAGAAAATTGGTAGCGTACGATCGTAAGAGCCCACCGTTCATCCCGAAAAACGTCGGGATGGAGAAGAGATCGCCAAGCTCGCGAAGGGTGGGGCACCCTTCGGAGCTCAGGGTAAACCCTCAAGTTCAAATGTGAGACGGGGATTTATGTAAACCCCAAGAGAAAAGCTGCAGGCTGAGATCAGGAGGCGGAGGTCGAGAAAGCGCGGAAATGCGGCGCCGGATGATGAGGGCCACCACCAGCTTGGCGCCGAGCCTCGTGGGCTTCGGAGGCTGTAAGCAACTGAGAAGTGTGGACTTGAGCGACGGCCCCGCCGGCGTAGAAGGCAATGGCGAGATCGGCGCGGGAAACATTGTCCGGAAGTTCGGTAATGGCGAGGAGGTGATAAGGCTCCTCGGTGAAGAAAGCGTGCTGGAGCTTGCCGCCCAGGGATTCAATGGGGTCGCGAATGGTTGCCAACGGGTCCCACGGATTTTCCATGAGGGCATGCCAGGCGGAGCTGGTAAAACTGATTTGAAGTGAGAAGCGAGACATGGCCGGCTCTTTCTGGAAGGGGTCCCAACGTAGCGAAAAGAGTGTGGACGGGTGAAATGTGTATGTCAAGAGGGCAAGAATGGGCAATAGTTAATTTTCTATGACAGGAAGGAATATGGGCAAGGTGCGGGCGATGAGGGCGGGACGAGTGCGAAAAAAGTTTTGGAGATGTGAAGATTTCCCTTGACAACACTTGATGTTGTGATATACTTGCAGACGTAGAAAAGTGTATTCAAGCCCTGGCGATGAGCCGGGGCTTTTTGTTTTTGGGAGGAGATGGATTCATCGCGCACAAGACGCGCAATGGAGAAGAATTGGCCACCCGACCGGTCGGGCAAGCTCCGACACGGAGAGCACGGAGTGAAGAGGGAATGATGCGGAAAAGAGTGATATGGGGAATCGTGGGTTGGCTGGCGCCGATCCTGTTGTGGGCGGGGTCGTCGCAGCACACGGTTGCGGTGACGTTGAATTACGACTTCACGGTGGACAACGCATGCAGCTCCAGTGTGACGAGCGGATGCGTGAAGCAGTTCAATATTTATGACATCACGGGCGGCGCCGCGCCGGTAAAATTGTTTGCGATCCCCGCGCCCAGTGGGGCGAGCACGGCGATGACGGGGATAACGGGAACGAGCGGATTAGTGACGTTGAAGGCGGGCGTGCACACGTTCGCGGCGACGGCGCAGATGGCGGACGGGACGGAATCAAACCCAAACGCATCCACTGCTACTGCCACGGTGTCTCCGGGTTCACCTGTCAGCTTTAGCGTGACAGTGCAGTAGCAGGGGTTGGTTGCACGACGTAGGGAAGCGGCGCGGCGGCATCGGATTTCACCACAGAGAGCACAGAGGATCCACAGAGGGCACGGAGAGTCGCGGGGAAGAAGATGACAGCCTGGGGCTGGGCTGGGATCGAAGAGGATCCCTCACTCGCAAGGGACGCGGGTTCGGAATGACGGTGATCGGTCGGACGTGGAGCAAGACGCAGCGGTCAAGCCACGATCCCTTTATCCCGGTGAAGCACCCGGGGCGCACATACCGCGCTCCGAGCCGCAAACAGCGCGGCTCTCCGGTCCCGATGAAAGCAAGGGTTCAGGTGGGAGACAAGACGCAAGGGGTGAGATCCTTCGCGCCTGCCTGCGGGAGGCAGGCAAAAGGCGCGCTCAGGATGACAACCTTAGTGAACCAGGATTGATGGAAGGCGAGAGGCGGTTCCCTCCCAATTCAAGATGAAAAAGTGTAGGGCATACGATCCGATCGCGAGAACGCGAATGGCGTGGATTCCGTGTGCACGGAAGGCGGGGGAAGGTTCAGCTTTCTGTAAGAGACATGCGGACGCGATTTTGGGGGCGATGCTAGGGGCGCTGGTTTGTCCGGAGCTGGTGAATGAAGCAGGGCATTTTTGCGGCGGGGGAAAGTGCCGTGCCCGATACGCAGGGTTCGACGCCGGCCAGGAAAAAACCAGGTAGAAGGGGGCTCTGCCAGACGAGTGCGAGTATCGGTGAGTGGTGGAGGTCAAGATAGGTGCCACGATCCCTCCACTCCGAGACAGCAAGAAGCGCAGTCTCTCCGGTCGGGATGACACGCGCGGTTCAGGGCGGAGCCAAGACGCAGTCAGCGGAGGAAGGCATGGCGGTGCCACAAACGATCACGATGAGAGCTTTCCGGGGGATGGATACGTTCTCCGGAGAGGTGCGCGTCGTAGCGGGTTCCCGGACGCGCCGGGGAGTGCGCCGGCAGATGCGCCGGGCGAGTTGCAACTCGCGGAGAGAGCTGGCGGGGTCTGACGCCGTACGTGGATTAACCGCTGGCGAGAGTGCGCACGCCTCCGACGCACGCGCCGCGGACCACAAGACGGACGCTGACTCGGCTGAGCCGAAGGCGAAGAAGGCCAAGCGCACTCCTAAGAAAAAACCGACAACGAAGAAGCAGAAGGCGAAGAATCGGAAGCATGCTAACCGTAGAAAACCAGCTGTGAAGCAAAGAAACGAGAGTAAGGCGGCGAAGGGGGAGGCTAAGGGAAAAGGTGGAAAGCCGCCGATAGAGAGTTTGTGGGACGAGCGGGCCCAGCTGGACGGAGGTGTGCCATTGCCGGAAGACGGAGTGGGTTTTGTGGATGCGGTGAACGTGAACATCGACCTGATCCGGCTGACGGAAATTTTGCTGCGGGAAAGGGATGAGAGATCGTCGAAGAGTTTGTTAGAGCGGTTGCTGGAGATGCGGTACGGGAAGAATGCGCGCGCGTTGATGGCGGAGACAGGGCCGGTGATTGACAGCGCGCCACGGGCCACACGGGACTGAGGAGGAAGAAATGGCGAGTGCAAAGGTGGTTTTCATTGGGGAAGTGGCGCAGATCGCGGGAGTGGGAGCGGTAGTGCTGGGCGTGGTGTTGAGCCTTCATCACTGGGGAGCCGCGGCGGCGTTGATTGGCGGGATTGCCGCGTTCTTTGTGGGGAAGAAACTGCGGGGAGCGTGAACAGGAACGGGCCGTCGAAACTCGAAGAACGAAACTCGAAACTCGGAAAACAGTAGGAAGCCAGCGCTGCTCGTTGCTGACGAGATGACTGCTAAACGCACACCCTCAAAATCGAGGGTGCAGCACCCGGAAGAAGAAACTAATCAAGGGCGAAGAGAAGAGAGTGAGTGACCTTGGATCGGAAGAGCCCACCCTTGTAAACCAAGGGTGGGGCACCCGAGAGTGCAAAGTCGAAAATCGAAATTGGAAAATCGAAAAGCGGGAAGAAAAAGCCGGCAGGATGCCGGCGCTACAGATGCGCAAGCGGCTGCGGCAAAAGACTGAGCAAACGAATGCGGAAAAGTGGGCAAACCGTGCAAAGGCGAAATAATAAGACGGCCGCGAGAGCATACCTTCAGGGCGGTGGGAGAAGCGAACCGTATAAAAGCGGAGCGCCAAGAGAGAGCTAGACAGGGCGAGCCGAGGAAATCCTACACAGCGTATCCGCGGCAGAAGCAGTTCCACGACTCGGGAAAAACATACCGACTATTCGGCGGGGCGGCGGGGCCAGGGAAGACAAGGGCGCTGCTTGAGGAAGCGTTCATCCAAGCCAGGAAGCATGCAGGCAGCGATTCACTGCTTTTGAGAAGGACTTACCCTGAATTGGAAAGTTCGCTGATTGCGCAGTTCCGGCGGCACGTGCCGCACACGGAATACCACAGCTACAACGAAGCAAAGCACCTGGTGACGCTAAGGAACGGTTCGACGATCCGGTTCGGGTACTGCCGGAATGAGAATGACGTTTACCAGTACCAGGGCGCGGAGTTTTTGTTCATCGGGATCGATGAGCTGACACATTTCACGTTAAAGCAATGGCAGTTTCTAACTTCGCGGAACCGTTGCCCGATTGCGGGGTCGAAACCGTGCATGGCGGGGGCGACGAACCCGGGGAATATCGGGCACGCGTGGGTGAAGGCGCTGTGGGTGGATAAGGTGCCGCCGCCGGGGTATGACCGACCGGAACAGTACGATGCGAACGATTACGACTTCATTGAGGCGCGGATTGAGGACAACCCGATTTACGCGGAGGACATGAATTACCGGAAGACGCTGGAGGCTTTGCCGGAACGGTTGCGGAAAGCGTTTCTGGAAGGGGATTGGAGCGTCTTCGCGGGGCAGTATTTTAATGTGTTTGAAATTGGACGACACACGGCCCGGGCGGACGAGATCGGGATGCAGGCGTGGTGGCCGAGGTGGATTTCGATCGATTGGGGATTCCATCATAACAGCGCGGTGTATTGGCATTGTGCGGTGCCGGATGGCGTGATTCGTGAGTCGTGGTCCGGGACTCGTGGGGAGCAGAGGGATCCTTCGCGCGACAGATGCGCTCAGGATGACGACCCTTGTCGGGTTGTCACATACCGCGAGTTTGTGAAGAACGAGCTTTCGCCGCGAATGCTGGCCCAGGCGATCGCGGAACGGAGTGCGGGCGAGCGAATCGAGGAAGTGGTTCTGTCGCCGGACGCGTTCGCGCACCGGACGAGCGAGGCGTCGATTGCAGAACAGTTGGGCGAGGTGCTGGCGCAGAACGGATTACCGCGGCCGGTGCCCGCGGATGACGACCGTGTGGGCGGATGGCAGTTGATGTACCAGATGCTGGAAAACGACGAGTGGGTGATTACGGAGAATTGCCGGGAGTTGATTGAGGGCCTGCCGTTGCTGGTGAGAGATGAGCGGCGCGTGGAGGACGTCCGGAAGGTAGAGGGGGATGATCCGGCGGACGCGGCGAGATATGGATTGGTTTCCGGCGTGCGATACGCCGGTCTTGGGGCACCCTCCTTCGCCAAGATTACGGAAGGCGGGCCCGGGGCGGGGCAGGCTCCGCCCCCTAATGGTTTAACGAGTGGAGCGCGATTTGTGCCGGGAATACCGGTGGCGGTGCAGATCGAGCGGCAGATCAGCGCGGAGGATCCGACTTCGCGGGCGATTCATCGGCAGAGGCTGGAGGCGGAGGCGAGGAAGCAGTTGGGGCCGCACCGGTTGGGGAAGCGGAGATGGAATTGGTGAAGGAGGAAGCAAAGAAGGAAAGAGGTAAGGAAGCAATAAAGGGGGCCATCTCTCTAGGGCGACCGGCGACCAGGACGCAAGACGGAGCGAACAGAAGGATTGGGGCAAGACGCGGGGGTCGAGGTCCTTCGGCGATCCTATTCGGATCGCCTCAGGATGACAGGCGCTTTTAAGTAGCCAGGGACAAAGGGTTTCAGGGGAACAATTTCAAGGAGAGGGATGACATGAAAAAAAGTCTTGCAGTGGTGGCGGTGGTTTTGTTTGTGGTTGGGTTGGCGTGCTGGCTGATGGCGCCGGACAAGACGAAGGCGCAGAGCGCTGCGGCACAATTTTCGCGCGTGGCGGGAGTGTTCGATTCCACGAAGTACAGCGTGTGGGGCGCGTATGTGCTGAACGGCAACACGGCGACCGGATCGCAGACGATCACGGTGTGCCCGGCACAGTTTGCGTTGCCGGATGGGCGCGTGATTCAGCCGCTGGCGCCGGCGAACGGAGTGTATGCGCCAGCGGCGATTGATGCGCAGTCGAGTTCGTTGGTGGAAACGGTGACGCCGACGTCCTATTCGCTGGTGGCAGCGCCGAGCGGATCGGGAAACGTGCCGTGCGCGGCGATCACGGCCACGTTCGCGAATTTGCATTCCGCGAGCTTCAGCACCAGCCAGGTCATTTCCGGCGACCAGGGAATTCAGGAAGCGATCAACGACGCCAGCCTAAATGGCGGCGGACTAGTGTTTTGGCAGATCGATCCCGGAACAGTGACGCTGAGTACGGGCGGACAGTCCACGAGCTTGGGAAGCGTCAAGATTCCCACGCGCTCGGTGGTGGCATCGGCGACGGCACGCGTGACGACAACAATTACGGGATGCACGGGCGGATGGTCACTGGGGTTCACGTCGGGTACAGAATTTGGCGCGGCGAACACGACACTGACGGCGGGCACGACGACAGACAGTTCGACGCTGGTACCGAACTACGTGTTTAACGCGGCGGCGGCAGTGCCGGTTGCGTTTTGCACCACGGCCGCGGCAACGGCAGGCGCGGTGCATGCGCACATCGTCGGCTACAAGCTGGCCGCACCGGCGAACTGAGAAGTTCTTAGTTGTAAGTTCAATGTTCTAAGTTTCGGAAGAGGAATGGGCTAAAGCCCATTCCTCATTTTAGAGAACGCGGCCGTTTCGCACGGCATAAATGCCGTGCTCCCCCGCGCTCCGCGCCCCTGGCTAAAGCCAGGGGTCTACGAGCTCAGGGGAGGGGCGGCTCCTAGGGATAAACCCCAGACCCCACACGCAAAACCGGCGTGTGGGGCACCCGGGGCGTGGAGACAATTTAGTGTTGAACTGGTTGAGGAAAGCGCTGCGATCCAGATATGTGGAGATGCTGGAGGAGGAGAATGCGCGATTGAAGGCGGAAAACAGGGCGATGCTGAATTCACTGTTGGGTACGGCGGGGTTTGGGCCGATTGAGACAGGGGAGGCAGGGAAACCGGCGGCGCTGACGCGGGTGAGGAAGAGGTCGTGGGGACAGATACAGGCGATGAGAGAAGAAGAGGCAAGGAAGTAAGGAAGCAATGAGCGGGGAAGAAAAGCCCAAGAGTTAAGAGAAGAGAGTGTGAGGCGTCAGATCGTAAGAGCCCACCCTTTCTGCAAAATGCGCAGAAAGGGTGGGGCACCCTCAAGCACTTTGGTTGATGTGCAATCGAGAGAGTTTATGGGAAACGAGATGAATGAGTTTGAGCGGGGCGTGATGGCGCCGGCGGATGGGAATGCCGGGACGAGCGCGAGTTCGGAGTACGGCGGGGACCTGGTTGGAAAACGCCTCACCCCTGAAGGGGTGAGCTACAGAGATGGCGGGTTGCGGGCGAATGAGGCAGCGAGAGCGGACGGCCTCAGAAGGCCGTCCCTACAAGAGCTGGGGCCGAATCTGGAGAGGTTGGACGAGGAACGGCCGGAGCTGGTGAACGCGCTGCGGGAATTGGTGCGGCAGTACCGGATGGAAGGAGTGGCGGCGCGGAGGCACGAGATTCGCAGGATACGGCAGGCGCGGCTGTTCTGGCAGGGATTGCAGTACATGTGGTGGAACCCGAATGACATGAACTGGCACTTGCCGTACGAACATCGGTCGAGCGACGACCGCGCGCTGGAGGAGATGCCGCGGTACCAGTTTGTGACAAATTTCTACCAGGGATTTGGGCTGTCGTTCGTGGCGGTGCTTTCGCAGGATGTGCCGAGCGTGCGGTTCTTCCCGCAATCGTTCCAATCGCTGGTGGACATAGCGGCGGCACGCGCGGCGAGCGATGTGGCGGAGTTGATCGAGCGGAACAATCATGTGGAGCACTTGCTGACGTCGATCGGATATTTTTTGTGGACGGACGGGAAGCTGGGCGCGTACGTGCGGTATGTGGAGGATGCGCAGCGATTCGGGTTTCACGAGGAGGAATTGCTGGAGGCGGTGGAGATTCCGCTGGGAGAGGATGTGTGGGTTTGTCCGGAGTGCGGGAAGAAGAGCCGGGCGGAAGTGGCGAGTGGCGAGTGGCGAGCGAAGAGAACAGCAGATCCCTCGCATTCGTTCCGGATGACAGTGAAGGGTTGGGTGGTGCAGGGAACGGCGGAGGTGGGGTTAAAGATGAGATCCTTCGCGGCGCAAACGACGCGCCGCTCAGGATGACAGGGCTGGGTGTAAGGAGAGGGGAGAGCCAAGACGCGGGGAACGCGGAACGGCCCGCCTCAGAAGGCGGGCCCTACAGGAGTCAACCCGGTGTGTGCCCGGAGTGCGGGGCGGAGATGGGGGAGAAGGACCTGAGGAGGGCGGAGCGGGTGACGGTGCCGCGGGTGGCGGGGGTGCGGCGAGTGGCGAATGGGCAGGAAGTGATTTCGATCGCGGGGGGATTGGAGTTGAATACGCCGGTGTGGGCGAACGAGATGGACGAATTTCCGTACCTGCAATGGCAGGCGGAAGTGCATCGAGCGAAGTTGAAGGCGGCGTATCCGCTGGTGGCGGACAAGATCGAGAGCGCGCCATCGCAAGGCGCAGAGGACGTGTATGCGCGCGTGTCGCGGTTGAGCGTGGAGCAGGGATTGCCTTCGATCCATCCCGGCGACGCGCTGATGAATTTGATTACATTTGACCGGACTTGGCTGCGGCCGTGGGCGTTTTATGGAGTGGAAGACGAGGCGGTGCGAAAGGATTTGTTGACGCTGTTCCCGGAGGGATGCTACGTGGGGTTTGCCGGGGACGTGTATTGCGAAGCGCGAAATGAAAGCATGGACGATCACTGGCGGGTGCTGCACGCGTTGCCGGGAGACGGGCAAAACCGGCCGAGCGTGGGGGATTCGCTGGTGCAGGTGCAGGAGCGGTACAACGCGCTATCGAATATCCAGGCGGAGACGTATGAGTACGGGATTCCGCCGATTTACGCCGACCCGCAAGTTTTGGATTTCGATGCGATCGGGAACCAGACGGCAGAGCCGGCGGCACATTTTCCGGCTCGCGCTCGGCCGGGACAGCCGTTAGCGGCAGGATTTTTCCAGCCGGCACCGGCGCAAGTGCCTCCGGACATGATCCGGCACCAGCAGGACCTGATTGGACCGGTAGCGCAATTCTTGACCGGGATGTTTCCAGCGCTGTTTGGCGGAAACATGGAGGACGTGAAGACGGCGAGCGGCTACGCGATGGCTCGGGATCAGGCGATGGGGCGGCTGGGGCTGGTGTGGCGGCGAGTGAAACAGTTTTATGCGGATGTGATGCTGCTAGGAGTGGACTGCTTCCGGAAGAACCGGCCGGGTGACGTGGATGTCCCGCTGCTGGGGCCGGACGGAACGATGGATGCGCGGATGATTCGAGTGGCGGACTTGAAAGGGAATATTTGCGTGCACCCGGAGGCGGATGAGACGTTTCCGAGGCTGAAATCGCAGCAGAGGGGCGTGCTGCAGCAGTTGTTTGCGCTGAAGGACCCGTTGATCCAGGAAGCACTGGCGGAGCCGGCGAACCTTGGGTACATCAAGAACGTGCTGGGGCTGACGGAGCTGGTGGTGCCGGGGGAGGATGCGCGGAACAAGCAGTTGAGGGAGATACAGGCGATGTTGGGTGGGGCTCCCATTATTTTGTCGACCATTGGAACAGGCGACCAGCGATCAGCGGCCCATTCGGCAAGCTCAGGGCGGGCCGGCGACCAGGAGTCAGCGGCTGGAAGCGTGGTGCTGCCGTCGGTGGCGGTGGATGTGTTGTTGGATGATCACGCGGTGGAGTTTGAGGAGTGCAAGAGGTGGGCGAACTCGGAGGCGGGGCAGGCGGCGAAGCTGACGAATCCGGCAGGGTTTGCGAATGTGCGAGCGCACGCGGAGGCGCATTTGAAGGTGGTGCAGGCGGGGGGGAATGCGGCAAGCGCTTGTAAATAGCCTGAGTTGAAGGTAATCAACGACCGGCAATTAGCGACCAGGAAGCAGGAGTAGAGCGATGAATGCGGGAACCGAAGTGTTTGCGTTGACGGATGAGCAGATTGTGGGGGTGGAACCGGACGGCGGACCGTTGGGTGGCGGAGCTGAGGTTGAGGTCCTTCGGGACGCAAAGGACGCATCCCTCAGGATGACAAACGTAAAGACCGCAGATGAAAAGTTGTTGGGTGGCGGGGACGAAAAAAGCCTCACCCCTGAAGGGGTGAGCTACAGGGACGGGGTGAACAACCGGCCAGACGGGGCGAGTAGCAGCGAAGGGAACGCGACGGAAGTGCCGCAGTGGCTGGCGGAGCGGATGAAGGATCCTTGGCACGGGGATGAGGCGAAGGAGCTGTGGGATGACAAGCAGAGGACGGAGAAGGAAGTTGCGGCGTATCGCGAGGTGTTTGCAACGGCCGAGGATGCGCGTGCGCTGAAAGAGATTTATCCGGGAGGCGCGAGTGAGGCCAGAGCGGCGGCGGAACGTGCGCGGGAGTTGGATGCGATTGATGCGGCGTTTTATCGCGGGGATAGTGCGGCGCGGGCGCAGCTTGCGCGGCAGATGATGCAGCAGGACCCGGCAGCGTTTCGGGAGATGGTGGAGGCGGGAGTGCGGCTGCTGGGAGCAGGCGGCAGGTTGGGGAACGGAGCAGAAGCGAGCGCGAGCCAAGATGCGGTGAACATGCCACGATCCCTCCACTCCGGGCCGCAGGAGGCGCGGTCCTCTGGTCGGGATGACAGAAATGCGGGTGCGGACACCGAAAACGCTGGCATGACAGCCAGCGCTACAGAAGAAGTGGTCGGGGCATACCGGGAGTTTGAGAAGGCGGCGAATACGGAGTTGGAGAAGAGTGTGGGCGGGGCGATTGCGCGGATGATGGAACAAGCGCTGCCGAATTTGAGGGTGAACTCGTCGCGAGTTGACCCCGGCGGCGGGGTAAACCCGCCGCTACAAGAACGATTGGCGGGGGCGGTGCGGGAAGAGGTTGAGGCGGCACTCAAGAGCGACGGGCAGTTGGGCGAGCAGGTGGCGAAGATTTTGGCGGGAAGGCGATTCGATGAAGGGGCGAGGGCTCAGGTGGTGCGATTGATCGATGCGCGGGCGCAGCAGTTGGTGCCAGGAGCGGTGCGGCGCGTGGTGGGTTCGTGGACACAAGCGACATTGAGCGCGCGGGGAAAAGGACGAAATCCGGCAGAGGCGGAGCGCGAGGAGCTGGGAGAAACGGGGCGGCGAGAAGCGGCGCCGGGAGCACGGAAAGAAAATGACCGCGCGGTGTCCGGACGGAATGAAAAAACGAGCGCTACGCGAAGAGAAGCAGGAGCGGGCGGGGGGCGGCGGGTGGATTACGGAAGGATCAGCGACGAAGAGATTTTGGGTCTTTAAGAGAAGAAAGAATTCACCACAGAGAACACAGAGGCACAGAGAATAGGGAAGAGAAGAGAGTTTTTGGCATTCGAGCGTAAGAACCCACCCTTGCAAACCAAGGGTGGGGCACCCTCAAGGACATTTGGGAAGAGACGTAACAACGAGAAGGAAGGCGGCGTAAAGCCGGCCTGCGCAGGCAGGCCGCCCCTACGCGAAAAACAAACCCAAGTGGCCGATAGGGAGATCGGCGTTCCCGAGATCACCCCAAGAGCCGGCCCTCGAGGCTCCCCTCGAAGCTCAGGGCAAGCAGGATGCCGGCGCTAAAAAAAAGCATTGAGGCGAGACGGATCGGTTGAGATCCTTTGCACGCAAAGAGCGCGCGCTCAGGATGACAACACACAGCCGCCAACGAACGAGCGGGTTTTGGTGATTGGGGTGTGACCGCAAAAGCGGCGGCAAGCCGCCGCACTCCAAAAGAGTTTGGCGCCTTCTCACAAGACGCCTGAGTGGCTCCATGAAGCGGGGCCAGTCAAATTCAAGGAGAGAAAACAATGCCAGCACAAGCGAACGCGAATGTCATCGCGTTGCAGCTCGAGAAGGTGCGCGACAAGGTGCCCCTGCTCTACGAGCGCGACGACATTCTATTGACGATGATGCAGCAAAGGGGCGACATCGAGCGGATTTCCAGCCGCAACATGAGGCTGCCCCTGCAGGTGAACCCGGGAGGGAAGGCCGGATCGTACAACGCGGACGGCGGAGACTTGGGCCGCGGCGCGGGATCTCAGTACGACGTGGCGCAGGTTTCGCCGATCTTCTTCCGGTTCGCGATTGAAATCACGAAACTGGTGGAATACGCGACGAACGGGAAGGAAAGGGCGGTCGAGAACGCGGCGAAGAGGGAAGTAGTCAACGGGATGAGGCAGTTCCGGTCGTTTCTGGACAAGTTGATGCAGACGGCCGGGAATGGGGTTCTAGGGACGATCGGCTCGTTCGCCAGCACGACGTGGACGATGTCGACACCGCCAGGGGCGGCGCTGGTGTACGTGGGACAGACGCTGCAGGTGTACGACTCGACGCTGACGACCAATCGCGGCACGTGCAACGTGACAGCAGCGGATCCAATCAGCCCGACGCAGACGATTACGGTGGATGCCAATCCGAGCGGGTTGACGAACGGAGACGTCATCGTACACGACGGTTTGAGCGGGTCGCAGCCGGTGTCGCTGTACGGGATCAAGTACCACCAGAACAACGCGACCACGGGAACGTGGCTGAACCTGAACCGGGCGACGTATCCGGTGCAACTGGCGACGCCGCGCGTGAACGCGGGGAATGCGGCGCTGACGCCGGCGAACGTGCGGCTGGCGATCAACAAGGTGAGGAAGGCGCTGGGGATCAACCACCTGAGCAAACTGATCGCATACATGGCTGTGGAACAGGAACACGCGTGGGAAAACCTGGGGATCACGGTGAGCCAGATCATCAAAGAGGGCGGCGGCGGGAACGGCAATGATTTGGATTTGCTGTTCACCGGGCGAAAGACGATGAGCGGGATTCCGATCAAGTCCAGCGTGAACGCAGATCAGACACGAGTGGATTTTCTGGACCTGTCGCATTGGGGACGCGCGGTGCTGAAGGACATCGATTTTTACGAGGTCAACGGCAACACGGTGTTCCCGATTTACGGAGCGAGCGGCGGATTGGCCGCGGCGTTCATTTTCTACTTCGACACGGCGTTCCAGGTGTGGGACGACTCGCCGAGAAGCGGTGCGTACATCGATACTCTGGCACGGCCGAGCGGGTACTGAGGAGACAGTCAGTAGTTAGCAGTCGGGAGTGGAGAGCCAAGAGCCGATAGCCTACAGCAAGAGAAAACGGTTGGTGGCTGAGCATGGCGATGGTGCGGACATGGGGTCCAGCGGTGCTGGACCCCTACGTAGAAAACCCAAGAGGGCGGGGTAAACCCGCCACTACCGACCCAAGAATGAAGAGAAGAGTAAGCGTGGCGTTAGGGCGTAAGAGCCCACCCTAACAAACCTAGGGTGGGGCACCCTCAAGTTCATATGAAATGTGGCATACCGAAAAGCCAAGAGCGTGGCAATGATTCAGGTGATACGAGAGAGGCACGAGGCGCCGGAGAGCGTGGCGCGATGGTTGGAGATGGCCGGCGGGTTGAACCGCTACGGCGAATCGAACTACCGCGTCGTGTGGGGATGGAACCGGTTGGCGTGGATCGGCGGGAAGTTCGAGGACCGCGACGAGAATGGGGAATTGGTGCGAGAAGTGGTGGAATTGCGGCGCGAGCCGAAGTACGCGGCGGTGAATCGATGGCATGTGGAGCGCTGGGTGCCTCCGGAGGCGTACGGATCACCGAAGGAATGGTACGCGCAAACGGTGGAGAGAGCGGATGGACGAAATGTGCCGGCGCTGGGGCCGTATCCAGAGCGAGGGGAATACGAGCATTGTTTTACGCTCGAGGGGCGGGACGGGGAGTTTGTGCAATTAACGCCGACGATTGTGGAGCATGTGGCGCGGGCGATCGAATGGTCACGGGGAATGCCGAAAGCGAAGAGGCGTGAACGGTTGTATGAGAGAGAGGCGCGAGAAGAGCGGGCGTATGAGGGGTGGGCGTACGAGGTGTTGGATGAGGGAGTGCCGGCGCTGCACGGGCAGGAGTTTGTGACGGTGGGGTAACGAGAAGCAACGAGGCAACGAAGTAAGGAAGCAACAAAAAAGGCGGCCAGTTGACCGCCCTAAATTCGGTGCAGGCTGTGCGGATACTTTGTCCGGCACGGCCCCCTGTCAAATGCAGAGTAACAGCTAACGGTGTGACTTGAAAAGTAGCAAGTTCATGACAAGAGGCGAAAAGTGTCTCGATTGCAAATCTGGGTGCGAGGGATGGTGGCCGCGGGGATCAGCGGAGCTGCGGGCGGGGTGATGACAGGTCTGGCAGCCGTGGGAATTGATCCGGCTCATTTCAATTTGCAGGCGGGGATGGGAGCGACGGTGAGGATTGGGGCGGCGGCGGCGTTGATCAACGCGGTGATTGGAGTAGCGGCGTATCTGCAGAAATCGCCGTTGCCGGAGGAGTGAGCGCAAGAGAGATGCAAATAAAACAAAGAATGTGGTGTTAGACCGTAAGATCCCAACCTAACAGACCTAGGGTGGGGCACCCTCAAGTTCATCTAAAAAGTTGTGCAACAAAACCTGTTGCTGGAAGAGTGAGCGGCAGTCAGTAGCCGGGAGTCCGGAGCCAACGCTGGACAGAGTGTGGGGCCAAGACGCAGCGGGTGAGATCCTTCGCCCGCGAAAGCGCGGGCTCAGGATGACAACTTGACGCAAAAGTCCAGGCCCTGAGAGCAGCGGAAGAAGGCGCTGGCATAAAAGCCAGCGCTACAAGGAAGAAATATGCCAGTTGTGGGATCGAGTGCGTATAACACGGCGGGACAGATTACGTCGTTGGTGCGGTCGCTGCTGAACGATGCGCAAGGAAATTTGTTCACGGATGCGCTGTTGTTGCCCTACCTGAATTCGGCGTACCGGAAGGTGCAGCGAGCGATCGGGAACACGGGCGGCGGAGGATTCATTCAGGATGACGTGCTGCTGGTGGTGCCGGCAGTGGCGCAGCAGGACAGCTCGGTGCAGGTGTCGATTTCGGACGCGACGGCGCCGCCGAACCAGTTGCCAACGGACTTGCTGGTGCCGCTGAAGCTGTGGGAACGGGCGAACGGCTCGAGCGATGATTTTGCGGAGATGGTGGACCTGACGCGGCACGGAGGATTGCCGTCGCGGGTGCAGGACATAACCTTGAGCGTATGGGAGTGGCGCGCGGATGGAATTTGGTTTTTGGGGGCGACGCAGGACACGCAGATCCGGCTAAGGTACTTGAAGGCGTATCCGGACTTTACGGATGCGACATCGCCGGTGCTGGTGAGAAATGCGCAGGAGGCGCTGGCGTACGCGGCGGCGGCGTTGGCGGGTTGGTCGAGAGGGAGTCCACTGGCGGAGAAATGGGACGATGCCGCGAGCGACGCGATCGAGGACCTGGTGGTAGCGACGGTGAGGAGAGAGCAGCAGTCGGCGAGGAGGAGAAGGCCGTATTCGTCGAGACAAGGGTACGGGGTGTGGTGAGAGAAGAGGAAGCAACGAGGCAAAGAGGCAACGAAGCAAAGAAGTAACGAATTAAGGAGAAGAGGGATGGCGATAACGATTTCATTGAGTCCGTTGAATGTGGATTCCAGCGCGAGCAATTTTGTATACGCGATCGCGACGCTGACGTTTACGGGGAACTACCCGACGGGCGGGGACACCTTGGATTTTACGGCCGTCGCGGATAAGTTGCCGTCAACGACGGTGGTGCAAGCGTTTTCGGAGAGCCAGAACGGGGATGGTACGTACTTCTACGTTCCGGTGCAAGGAACGGCGCTGAACAATTGGAAGCTGAAGACGTTCTCGGGGGTCGGGACGGAGTTAACCGCGGGAGCGTATCCCGGGACGGTGACGGGGGACATCGTGCAGCTCAGCATCACGGCGAGGAAATTGCTGTAAGGGCAGAGAAGGCGATCAGCGACCGGCGATTAGCGATCGGGAAGCGTGAGATCAGTCGAGTGTAGCCTTGGTCGTCGACACGCAGGCATTGAGATCCTTCGCCCGCGAGCGGCCTGGGCGCAGTATGACAGCAACCCCAGTATTTTCAAAAGGCACCAGAATCATCGACAAGGTGGCGAACAATGCCAACACGAATACAGATGCAGAGGCTGACCAATCTCGTAGTCGAGGTCGAGGCGTTGGAGAGAAAGCTAGCACTCGAGGTTATTCGTATGTCCACCGAGAGGGAATTGACGAGTTTGCTCAAACGAGTCGCCCTCGAGTTGAAGGAGCAGCAGATCAATTTGGTTAAGTCTGAGGAGCTGACACAAGAGAAAACCGAAGAGAAGCAGAGCATGGGGTTGACGAGTAAGAGCCCACCCTTCGCCAGGCGCGCGAAGGGTGGGGCACCCGCAAGATCAGGTGGGGCGCTGCCGTAACGAAGAAATAAGAGCACTGCGAAGATTCAATGTGCAGACGGGCAGGACAAACTTTCGGGGCTAGGAATAGCAATGATACGATCGAGAGCTGTGAGCGGGATATTGTGGTTGATTTTGGCGGCGTGGTTGCAGGTGTGGCCGGGGATAGTGAAGCCGGCACACGCGCAGGCCCCGAACGCGCTAAAGACGCCAAGGCGATTCGGGTTGAGAGCGGTCCTCCTTGTTTTGTTGATTTGCCTCCTGGGTGTTGGGCGCGTTGCGGGGCAGGGCACGCGCAAAGACGACATCGTTTTTAATTCGCGCGGAGTGCCACTGGCAGGAGCAGGTGTGCGAGTGTGCGCGATGCCGGCGAGCGGGCAGCCGTGCACGCCGCTGGCGCTGATCTATTCCGATCCCGGATTGACGCAAGCGATGGCGAACCCTACGGCAACGGATGGGATGGGGAATTACTTTTTTTACGCTGCGCCGGGGCAGTATGAATTAGAAATCAGCGGGCCCGGGATAACGACGAAGCAGATCCCGAACGTGATCTTGCCGAGCGATCCGTCCGCACCGACGTTCAATAGCCTATCGACGACCGGCGGAATCAGCGCGTTCACGCTGAATTTGAGCGGGAACTTGACGGTGAATGGAAGCACCACGGTAGTGGGAAACCTGGCGAGCGGGACGCTGAACCTGACGAACCAGGGGACGGCGCCGGGAGCAGCGAGCGCGGGAACGGTGAATCTGTACACCAAGAGCGCGGACAAACGGCTGTACTACAAGGACGAGACGGGGACGGAGGTGGGCCCGATCTCGAACGCAAGCGGCGCGCAAACGAACGTGGCGAACAATTGGACGGCGCCGCAAAACATTGACGCCGACTTTCACACCAAAGGACCAAACCCGACCTGGGATGTAATGCGGTTCGGCGGGTATATTGGGCCAAACTACGACACACCGGCCACGGGGAGTATCAACAGCGGGAACTCGACGCTGACGCTGGGTTCAGCGCTGGACTTTGCAAACGGACAGGGGATATTGGTGCTGGGGGCGGGGCCGGCGCCGGTCATTCCGACGCCACAAGCGCCCACGGTGACTCCTATCGCGCAGACAGGAAGCACATCACTGAGTTACTGCGTCGCGGACAGGGACTGGTTTGGCGGGATCACGCCGTGCAGCGCGGTGGGAACGACTTCGAGCGGCTTCTCCGCGTTCGGCTTGCAGTCTTATAGCATCTCCGGGTGGTCGGCGACGAACGGCGTAGTGACGATCACAACGAGCGCGCCGCACAACATCCCCACGACGAAGTACAACAACGGGTATCCGCAGATCGAGATTCAGCAGGGCTCGAGCAACAGTTGGTTGTGCGAGGGAGCGTGGACCGCGGTGGCGGTGCCCTCGAGCACGACCGTGCAGATTACGCGCTACGGAGTGCCGGACGTTACGCTGAATGCGTGCTCCGGGGGGACGCTGCGAGTACTGCCCCGGGTGGTGCTGAAGTGGGATTCGCACTATACGCTCAACGTGACGAACGCGGCATGTGCGGGATCGACGGCGACGCTGACCGTGAGCGGGTCCATGCAGGGACCGAGTGGATCTCCGAACGGGACCTGGGCGCCGCCGTGGTTCATCAAGAGCGTAATCGCCGGGGTATCGGACACGCATTACAACACCACCTCCACGATTTCCGGGTGGGGAACGCCGAATTACAACCAAGTGAGCTATCCCATTGTCGGCGGGACATGCTCGGGAGTAAGCACGGGAAACCTTGGCGGAACGCTTTCCTACGTTCCCGGCAAGGCGGCCAAAAACCACCTGATTTACAGGTGTAGCGGGGCGTCCTGCACGCTGCCCGCGAACGCAGCGAACTATTCGCTTGCCGGCGTGGCGCAGGGCAACGACGGATATTTTGTGGACAACGGGACTTCTCCGAGCGCCACCTCCGTCGATCTCGGGGACGCTTCGGCAACTCCTCCAGCGACGGCGACGAACGACTACCTGAGCACGACAATTTCAAGCGGGGGCGGAACAACCACGCTGACGCTGGCCGCAAGCGCGACGAACACGGTAAGCGGCGCAAAGGTATTCCACGACAACGCGCCCAACCTGCTGGCGGCATGCGCGGCTCTTCCCACCGGCGGGACGTACCAGAACGGCGGCCACATCGTCATCCCCAGCGCAACTTCGCAAGCGGGCCTCGGCGGCTATATGTTCCCGATCATGTCGAATTTCGATATGGCCGGAAACCCGGGAGCTGCGGTGAGAAACTGCCCGGGCAGCGTGACATTTGAATTTCGCACCCCGATTTATCTGGGCGGCGCAATCCTTGTCGGCGGCAGCGACAACATTATTGGGGACAGCGGCGGGGCCGCGGTCACCGTGGCATTCTACCCAATGGGAGCAGGGCTGAACGGCATGTACGGAACTTCCTATCCCCTGTTGTACTTCGAGCCGGAACAATCCAGCAACAATTTCTTCCAGAATTTCCTTGTCAGCGCAAGCCAGCCTTATCAATCCGCGTTTTTTTACGACCAGCAGATGAACGGCGACGGCGCAGTCAGCCAGAGATATGAAAATGTCCATGCCGCAGGAAGCGCCGGTTCACAGCCCATTGTGGACAAGGGCGGGTTCGGAAGATTCTGGAATTATGGCGGGTGGTCCTCGTCCGGCGGGAACTTCGCGACTTCGAGAACTTACCTATTCACCCAAAACTGCGGCGCGCCGACTTATACGGTCGAATCATCGATCCTGAGCAGTAGCATCATAGAAACCCATGCAACCTACAACTTCGGAACGGCGGTTGTGGACAGTTGCGGCCAGTCACCGGGGAACTTCGTACACGCAGTCTTCGACGAAATGTTATCGGAAAGTCTCTACGGGCCCGCATGGCTATTCACAACCAGTCCCTATGGACTCTCCGCAGTGACGTTCAAACGTGCGTCGTATGCAGATATCAACGGAGGTTTCGCGACACCGTTTTATGACCTGACAAACTCGAATGTTGCGGGCGGTGTAACTTTTCAGGACAACGCGTGCGCAACATCCTACCAGTCTTTACTGGAGACCAGCACAACCGCGACAACCTATGTAGGCGTGAACATTAGCGCAGCAGGGGCGATGTCTTGCGGTTACTTAGGAATTCAGAACTACCGCTATGAAAACATGTTTAACAGCCTGACGGTGGATAGCAACTACAACCGTGAACTCCTGGGGAACGCGCAGATTTTCACACCGATGAACTTGCCGGCAAATTTTCAGAGTGTGACGCAATTGGGAGCGGGGAACGTGCCGGTGGGGACGTATACGTATTGCCTGACGGCATCGGACGCGCTGGGTGGAGAGACAACGACGAATCCAGGGGCGTGCACGCAGTTCAACGTGACGGGACAGGCGTCGGTAGTGCAGATGGTCATGCCGGCGACATTTCCAACTGGCGCGACAGGCCTCAACGTTTACATTAACAACGCGCTGGCGAACGCCAATGGTTGCATCAAACCGCAGTATACGACCGCGGGAGGCACGTACACCTACAACTCCGGCTTTACCTGTGGAAATACCCCGCCGACAGCGACGACAGCGGTGTCCGCGGCTATCAATGCGACCGCAGTGGCCGCGCCCAAGCTGCTGTTGAACGGAGAGTTCACGGGGTCGGTGACACGCGCCGAGCAGAGTATATTTCTGCCCGGAGCGCTGACGTCGACGTGGACGGCATCGTCTTGGACTCCGGATAAAGCGGTGACGGTCACGCGAATCCAGGTGCAGGCGAAAACGGCGCCGACGGGGTGTACGACAAACGCGGTGGTGCGATTGACGGATGGGACGACGCCGGTGAACGTGACGATCGCGGCGGCGGGGAATGACACGGGGGCGATCACGCAGAATTACTCGGCCGGATCTACGCTGACGGTGAGCGTGCAGACGGCGGCTGCGGGGTGCGCAACGGCACCGGCGGACGCGAATGTGACGGTGCAGTATCGGATGCAGTGAACGGGGAGTATGCAGTCAGTAGTCGGTAGCTACGATCCCACCCTCATAAAGTTCGGGTGCGGCACAGAAGTGAGAATCAAGAAAAAGCGAAGACAAGAGGGGTAGGGGCGTAGCTGAGTAAGAGCGTTATTGAGTTAGCGCCACGATCCCTCCACTGCGGGCCGCAAGAGGCGCGGCCCTCCGGTCGGGATGACAGAGATGGCATGTGTGGGAGTCAAGAAGCAGGGAACGAAGTAGGCGGAGGAGAAGATGAAGACGCAGGGTGAAGTGGCGGTGCTGGTAAATATTTCGACGCAGAAATGGCCGCCGCGGCAAAGGACGTATCTCGGTGCGTTGAACATTGCCACGCCGGAACCGGGACAGGCGTACGCGATTACGCCGATCCAGAGTTGCAAGGGAGTGATCGACCTGGGTGACCGTCACACCATGGAATTTCTGATTACGGCGCGGGAGATCGCACTGGACCTGGCGCGAGAGATCAACGGAGATTCGGGGGAGGGAAGTTTCCACGGCGTTTTTGTTGCAGAGGGGCCGGCGCCGACGGAAGCAGAGCTGGCGGACGCGCGAACGAAACTGGATGCGTTTCACCGGCGATTGGTGGAGAAGGCGGATCTGGAGTGGGAACGGTCGCACAATCCGATGTTCATCACGGACCTGGAACGTCGCGCGGCACGGGAATTGAACCTGGATAAGCCGTGGCTGTACGACCCGAAGCCGCAGCAGGATTGTCCGGCGTGCGGAGAGAGAATCAAGCCGGGAGTGGCGGTGTGCCGGTCCTGCGGGGCGATTCTGGACAAGGAGAGGGCGGCAAAATTCGGACTGGCGAGCGGTAGAGAGCAAGTAGTTGAGTTGCCGGGAAAGATTTTGGAGAAGGCGAAGAAGGGTTGAGAAAGAAAATGGGCGGCGAGTGATCGCCGCCCGAAAACGTGCTTTGGGCACGTCTGCCAAGCAATGGCAGTACAACAGATTCCGGACGGAGAGTCTTCCACGCACAGGATCTTGCTCTACGTGAACGTTGAGATCCTTCGGTCTCGCCCCCCTTCACATCCAAGAGTGAAGAGATTAGAGCCTGTGGCGTTAGAACGTAAGAGCCCACCCTTCCCGGTGAAAAGCAACGAGACGCAAAGAGCGCGAACAAACCTAGGGTTGGGCACCCTCAAGATCATTTTTGGGACGGCGTAACGCGGGGAACCCAAGAGCGCTGGCATGAAAGCCAGCGTTACAAGGGGTAGAGAAATCCAGGAGCCGGCAAGATGCCGGCGCTACAAGCGAAAATATGTCGACGATTGGATCAGTGGATGCGCCGATTGAGATATTCGGCGGGCTGGTGATGGACATGACTCCGGCGGATCTGCCGCATGGGGTGTCGCCGGATTGCCAGGACGTGGTGTTCAGCAACGGCGGCGTGACGACACGGCCGGGATTGCAGGTGCTGTTTGGGCCGCTGGCGGGAAATCCGACGGTGAATTACCTGAAGACGTACACAACGCCGAACGAGACGCTGAGAACGATGGCGCTCGATGGCGCGGGAAATTTGTACAAGGAGAGCACGCCGGGGACGCTGACGCAGATCGCGAGTGGGCTGGCGGCGGGGGCGTATGCAAATTCCTGCACGCTTTTTGGGAGGGAACACCTCGCGATCAGCGACGGCATGACCGGGAACGATTTGCCGCGGCAGTACGACGACACGAATTTCGATCGCGTGAGCCAGGGAGGTCCGGGCGCGGGGCCGACGGTGGTGGACGAAAACGTGATCGTAGGAATTGCGGCGAGTCCGAGCGGTGCAATACAACCAGCGGCGGTGACAATTGCAGCCAGTCCAGGAGGAGCGACGGAGAACGGGTACCTGGTGACCATCACGACGAGCGCGGCGCATGGGTTGAGCGCAGGACAGACGGTGGCCATCGCGGGCGTGGGAGTCGGCGGGTACAACGGGACGTTTGCGGTGCTATCGGTGCTGAGCGCGACGCAGTTTACGTATGTCGTCGGCGCGGCGGGACTGGCGAATTCGGGCGGGGGAACCGCGGCTTCGGCGACAGTGACGATTCAGGCGACGGCAACCCACGGGTTTGTGGCCGGGCAACTGGTGACGATTAGCGGCGTGGGAGTCGCGGGATATAACGGCACATTTGCGGTGGCGAGCGTGGTGGATTCGACGCACTTCACGTACAACGCGGCGAGCGGGGGGCTGGCAGCGTCAGGCGGAGGAACAGCCGCTGCGGCAGGCAATGTGGCGGCGGGAGCGCACCAGGTGTGCGTGATGTTCAAGACGCGGCAAGGATATTTGACGAAGCCGGGGCCAGCGACGACGTGGACGGCGAGCGGGGGAATGCGCGCGGTGGTGACGAACATCCCGACGGGGCCGAGCAACGTGGTGGCGCGGATTTTGGGCTTCACGGGAGCGGGCGGGGCAAGCTTTTTCTATGTGGGCGGAGGCGGGACGTTGTTCAGCGGAAGCATGGTGATCAGCGACAACACGACGACTTCGCTGGTGGTGGATTTTTCGGATGCGATTTTGTTGGCGGGGACGAACGTGGATGACCTGTTCCGGCTGGTGGAGCTGGGCGATTGCGCGGGAGTGATCGACTATGCGGAACGGCTGTTCTGGTGGGGCGAACGGAACAAGATGGACAACTGGGTGAACCTGGGATTTGACGGCGGGTTCACCGGGCCGTCGCTGCCGCATTACCCGTTGGGATGGACCCCGGATGCGACGTTTGCGCCGGGCGGAACGGATGAAGAGAAGTTTGTGGTGTGGGGCGCCGCATATTCGATTGTGGGGAACGGTTCGACGGCAACGCGGGGATTGATGACGCAGGGTGCGGTGCAGGATGCGCTGGGCGCGCCGCTGATTCAGGCGAACACGGATTACACGGTGAGGGCGCGGTGCGCGCGAAATGGGACGCTAGCGCAAGGGACGCTGCACGTGCACTTGTACAGTGCAAGCAGCGGGATCAATACGGCGGGACTGCAGTTGACGGCGAGCCAGTTGACGACGAGCTACGTGGAATACAGCGCGGAATTGACCGCGCCGCTGGGAACGATCCCGAGCGACCTGGTGCTGCGGGTGTACGCGGACGGCACGCCGAACCAGAACGGGCAATTCTATATCGATGCGGTCGAGATATTTCCCACGGCGCAGCCGGTGAACGCTTCGCTGGTGCGGGCCAGCCGCGTGGAGGATCCGGAGAGCTACGACGGGATCGACGGGATGCTGAGCGTGGCGGAGAACAACGGGCAAGCGATCCGCGCAGCGTTCAAGTTGAGAGAGCGACTGTACTTCGTGAAGGAACATTCGCTGCACGTGACGCAGGACGACGGGACGAACGAGCCGGCGCTGTGGTCGATTGCGGAGATTTCGCGGAGGGTGGGGACGCCCTCGGTGAGAGGCGTGGGATTCGGCGAAGACTGGGTGGTGATTGCGCACCGAACGGGACTGTACCTGTTTTCCGGCGGAGAGCCGGTGAAGATTTCACAGGAAATTCAGCCCACGTGGAACCAGATCAACTGGCAGTACGCGCAAACGTTGTGGGTAACGGTGGACACGAAAGAGCGGCGGATTTACGTCGGCGTGCCGTTCGGAAGCGCGACCACACCGAATCGCGTGCTGATGCTGGACTATCACGACCTGGATTCGGTGAGCGACCTGACATCGCGGCCGCCGGTGAACATAACGTACACGGGAAGAAAAGCGGCGACGGACAACGCGCGGAAATGGTCGCCGTGGGCGATTGCGGCGAATTGCTGCGCCTTGATTGAGCGGGGAAATGGAACTGCGGTGGCGGCGTTTGGCGGAGGGAACCCGGGCGTGGGCGGCGGTGGAGCGACGGGGAAGATCTATCAATTGAATGACACGCAGTATTCGGATGATGGAGCGGCGATCGCGAGCTATTACACGACACATTATCTTCCAGAGCGAACGGCCGAAAGCGTGCTGGGCGTGGGAGCGCACCGGAAGCTGTTCAGCTATTTGACGATGTATGTGGAAGGCGCAGGGAATTTAGGGCTGACGAGCTATGTGGATTCCTCGGGCGCGGCAACGGCGCAGCAGGCGCTGCCGCTGAGTTCGCCCGGGCTGAAGGACCTTGAACTGGCGATCAATGTGTTGGGGGAACGGGTGGCGTTTCAGGTGAGCACAAGCCAGGCGGGGGCGTGGTTCCGGCTGCAAAGGTTTACGCCGTCGTTGAGGACGGACCCGTGGGCACCGGTAAGAGGGGTGAATTGAAGGAGTTTCAAGTTGTCAGTATTCAGTTTTCAATAGGGTGACCAGCGATCAACGACCGGCGATCAGGAAGAAAGAGAAGAGTTCGTGGAGCTGGTTAAGGTTGAGATCCTTCGTCCGCAAAAAACGCTGGCTCAGGATGACAGTGTGCCTTGCGTAGGGCGCAGTTGGCAGGAAGGGTTTAAGTCGCAAAAGCGGCAGCATGGCTGCCGCAGTCCAAAAGACGCCGGTCTAAAGACCGGCCACTACAAAAGAGAGGAATGTCATGCCAAGTTACTCGAATGCATTGCCACCGGTGTCCGTGGGGTTTGGGGAGAGCGCAGCTGTGATCGCGTCGACGGATGCGATTTTTCCTGCGCCGTTCAAGAGCGCGCAGGTGGCGCTGGCGCCGAATTTTTCGTCGGGAAAGGTGCGATGCGCGGTGGAAATTATTTGGAGCGGCGCGCCAGGCAGCATTTCCGTGCAACTGCAGACGGCAGACACGGATGCAGACGCTGCCTACGTCCAGGAAGGCTCGGCCATCACCACCGTGAATACGGGGAATGTAAGCCGAGCGGAGTTTACGGACGTTGTGGCGCGGTTTGCGCGCATTTACATCGCGACGCTGCCGAACAACGTGTCGGCGACGGCGAAGATCAGCGCGTAGAAAGCGATGAAGTCAACGAAGACCCGGGAACGGGGAAAAGAACGCCCAGAGCGCTAGATCGGAGGAGCCCACCCTTTGCAAATGACGCAAAGGGTGGGACACCCTCAAGTTCATTTGAAAACGCCGTGCGCTGGAAATCCCAAGGACGGATTAAAGGAAGAAGATGCTGACGGTGGCGCAACTGGCACCCTTGAAAGACAGGGACGCGTATCTGTACGAGACGCTGGTAAAGATTGTGCGAGCTGTGAACGCGGCGAGCCAGGGCGCGGGAGTCGACCCGTCGACTCCAGGGCAGGCGCCGGCGCCGATTGCGACGGTGAAGGTGCAGGCAGCGAATGGATGGTTTGACCTGGCGATTGCGGACCCGTCGTCATCGCGGCCCGGGCTGTTTTATTTTGCAGAGTCGGATGTGACGCCGGCGTTCAGCTCGCCGCGCGTGTATTTCCTGGGATCTTCGCGGAATTTGTACGTGCAACTGGGGAATCAGACACTGTACTGGCGAGCATATTCGCAATACGTGGGATCGGCACCGTCGACACCGGTGACTTTCGGGACGCCGCCGATCGCAGTGGCAGGAGGTGGCGCGTCGGGGCCGGCGCCGTTGGCGTCAAGCGGGAGCGGAACGCCGGCAAACGGCTTGATCCGCGGGGGAAATGGATTTGGAGTGCCGGTGGGCGCGCGGATTGTGAAGCTGACGATTTAGGTTATGCGGGTACGAACGTACGAGGAGAGCGACCTGGAGGAACTGCGGAGGATTCATGCGGCGCAGGGGTTTTCGTACGCGTTTCCGGATTTGAGCAACCCGTTATTTCTGACGAAATTGGTGCTTGTCGGGGAGAAGGCGAAGAGGGAAGAGGCCCTTCGCAACTCAGGGCAGGGAATTGTGGGCGCTGCCCTGCTCCGATTGACGGCGGAGGCGTACCTGCTGCTGGACCCTAAGGCGGGCACGCCGCGAGAACGGTGGGAATGGCTGCTGGGATTGCACGTCGTGACGGAACGAGAGGCGGCGCGGCGAGGATTAGAAGACGTGCACGCGTGGCTGCCACCGGAAATTGCGGATAAGTTTGGAAAGCGACTGACGAAACTGGGGTGGGTGCGGGATGACGTGTGGACACCGTACTGCAAAAGGCTAGCGACCAGCGATCAGTGACCAGCGACCGGGAAGCGATTGGGAGATGACTGGGAATTAGGAGCCAAGACGCTTTGGTTGAGATCCTTCAGCGATCCTCATCGGATCGCTTCAGGATGACAAATTGATGAATTTGTTTTGACTGGTGACGGGAGGAAATATGGGACGAGGAGCGCAGGGGCAGACGCAACAGCTGACGGACCAGCAATTGGCGCAGATGAATGCGTTGAACCAGCAATTGCTGGGGCAGCAGCAGTCGCTCGGAAACCAGGTGGGCGCGCAATATCAAAGCATTGCGAACAATCCGGGATATAGCGACGCGGACAAGGCGGCGATCACTGGGCAATCGCAGGGGGCGCTGGCCAGCGCGTTTGATTCGCTGCAGCAGTCGGCGATGAACCGGATGGCGCGAACAAGAAATTCGGCGGGATTTGCGGACTTGACGGACGAGTTGGCGCGCGAAAAAGGCCGGGAAGAAGCGGGTGTGGCGCAACAGAACCAGTTGAACTTCAGCAATACGGCGTATCAACGGCAATTGGCGGCGCTGCAAGGCCTGTCTGGGCTGTACGGGATCGATACGAATTTGCTGGGGAGAACACTGGGAATTCCCTCGCAATTGTTGGGAGTCCGCGCGAATGCGTCGCGACCCAGCGGGTTTTTCAGTGCGATGGGATCGAGTTTGGGCGGGTCGTTGGGCGGATTGCCGTCGCTGTTTATGTAGGGACAAATAGGAAGAACGAGGATTTGGGGACGGGCGATCAGGAAGCGCTGGGACAAGCCCGGAGCATTGGGAGACAAGACGCGATGGTTGAGATCCTTCGGCGATCCTTGTCGGATCGTCTCAGGATGACAAGTTGCGATACGTGGGAATCGAAGAGCGATCTCTCACTTCGTTCGAGATGACGGGTTTGTGGATTCGCAGCAACCATGAAGGCGACGACCTTTCGACAAGCTCAGGACAGGCAAGATAGCGCGAGTTGACCGATCTGAAGATCGGCCACTACACACTCAAGAAAACCCAGGAGCACGGGCTGAAGCCTATGCTACAAGGCCCAAGGAAAGGCGCCCGCCTAAGAAGGCGGCCGCTACAAAAGCAAGAGAAAGGCGACCCCCTTTGCACGGTTGAGAGTTGGGCGCAGATAGTTGGCGGACGGCCTCGGAAGGCCGTCCCTACAAACCCGAGAGAAACCCAAGAACCAACCTGAAGGTTGGCCACTACAACCCCAAGAAAAGGCGCCCGCCCCGCAGCAGCACCCGGGGCGCAAAGGACGCGTCACAGAAGGCGGCCGCTACAAAAGCCGAGCGCTACATGACAGGTGAGCGAAATGATTTCAGCACCAATGACGATGTTGATCGCGGTGGTGTCGGTGATAGCGCAGTCTGTGGTGTTTTTTCGTTGGATGCACCAGCGGATTAGGGATGACGAGATCCAACGCGTGTTTATTCGCGACCTTGCGTTGCACCATTTGCCGGCGATTTACCGGGCGCTGCACATGATCGCAGAGCAGCAGGGAATTGCGCTGGATGAAACTCCGATTGTGAACTATGTGGATTTGAGGAACGGTCACCGGCGGACGTGA